GCTGTAGTCAAAGACGGTGGCCGCCGCTGACCCGCTCAGCCGCGAGGGGCTGCCGCCCACGCCAGGAACCGCGGGGGTGCCTGCGGCGTAGCTCGCCACGAACAGCGCATAGTCCGCGCCGCTGTAGGTGAGCAGCACGGGCATACCCACGTAGGTCGCCAGCTCTGCGACGGCGCTGCCGGCGATCAGCGTGTAGAGGCCGCTGGTGGACGCCTGGAATGTGGCCGACGCCTTGATGGTCAGCACCGCCCCGGCAACCCACGCGCTCGGCACCGACGTAGCCGGCCGCTCTCTGCCGTCGGCGTCGGTGTAGGTGGCGTTGTTGAGCGTCAAGACGTTGCCGCTCACCGTTACCGAGTCCGCGTTGATGCTGGTCTCGGTGTCGGCGGTCTCGCTGAGGTCCAGGCCAGCCGTGCCGGACGCCGTCGCACCCACCTCCGTGGAGTTCACCCAGTTCTCAGACCGTTCGTCTCCGCCGACGTCTGCCCCCGGCGGGTAGATCGTCATCTGCACATCGTCACCGAAGGAACTCAACGGCGTGTTGCCCAGGCGGGCCGAGCCGAACGGGATCACGTGACGGCCTTTGCCGACGCAGACGAACATGTGCGTGCGGTAGGTGTTGCCGCCGACGAAGCGGGAGACGGGCTGGACCAGGTAGTCGGCCCAAACCCGGCAGCGGCCCAACACTTCACGGATCGGGCTACCCAAGCGCGCGGTGTTTGCCCGGGCGGTGTCCAGGCTCAGGGAATCGCCCTGGCCATACCGGTTCCCGGACGGCATGTTGGACGCCATGTAGATGGCGTAGGCGGCCATGACTGCCACCACTACCCAGTACACCACCGCGGCCACACCCTCATAGTGCGGGATCGGGTAGACCCGGACGTCGGTATCAGCGTCGATCCAGGTGAGCGCCCAGGCCTCGGGAGGCACTAACGCACCGCCCACCTCGATATGGATGGGATGCGGTCCCTCGCCGGGGTAGCTGGGGACGTTGGATCGCAGCCAGCCGTCCAGGGTCGTGCGGCCGTGCCGGTGGACTTCCAGCGCTTCACCCGGCAGCCGAGACGGGAATACCTGGATCACGCGTAATACTCCACCTTGTTGAACCGGCGCTCGAACCGCGATACCGGCAGCACCGTCACATTGCGGCCCTCGTTGCATTCCAAGGTGCACATGCGGCCATCGACCTGCACCAGCACGGCCACGTGCGTCACCATGCTGCCCTCGTAACAGAAGGCCACTGCGCCCTCCACCAGGTCGCTGCCCCGGCGCTGCTGGGCCGCCTGCGCGGCCAGCTCGGGCAGTTCGTCCCGCGCTGCCCCGTCGTGCTCGTCCCACGGTTCCAGCCCCAGATCGCGGCGAACCTCGTTGACCACCCCGTAGCAGTCCAGGTTCGGGAACGCCCGCCCCCCGCTGACCCAGACCACGTCCAGGTACTTTTCCAGATCGATGTTCATGAGATGTAGCGCAGCCCCGGGTGTTGGGTGAGGGTGAAGCGATCACGCGGCCAGGCCGTGTCGAGGATGTTCATGAAGCCGGCAGTGATCTGCACTTCGGTGGCCGACCACTGGCCGCCCTTGATCACCATGGCAAGCGGCTTCTTCACCGGTGCCATCAGGTCGTTGTGCAGGTACACGCGAAGCGTCACGTGCATCGGCTGTCGGGCGGCTAGCGCCGTACGGATCGCCGTGCTCACCACCCCGTTGACGTTGCTCAGCGCGAACCGCAGGTCCTGTACACCGTCGGCGTTTCGGGCTGGCTTCGCCACGTCCATACCGCAGGCCTGGAACGTCACCGCCTGCCCGTTTTCCAGAACTGCGTTGATGTCCTGCCACCCTTTCACCAGGTAGTGCGTAGTGCCGCCCACGCTGATTGCCAGGGTCTCGTGCTCCACCTCTGCGCCGCCTGACGCGTAGAGCCTTTCCAGAATGCTCATGCTGCGGGCCACTCCCTGTTCGCCGCCACGTCGATCACCGCCGCCCGCAGGAACCCCTCCGGGTATTCCGACCAACCGTCAGCCAGCAACGGGCGCTGATACATCTCCAGCTGCGCCGTGTAGATCCAGTCGTTTCCGGCCGAGAGCGTGGGGCCGTCGTAGATATCAACGAACCGGCTCTTGTAATAGTCCATGCCCAGCGGCGTGCGCAGGCGGCACGCGAACCAAGACACCCCATCCTCCAGGCCTTCCTGGAACCACTTCTCGAAGAGCGCCGCGGTAGCGTCGTCCAGCAGCCAGCGCACCTCAACCTGCGACGGAGTGCTGGTGTAGGCGCGGCGGGGAAGCGACCGGCCGCTCACGAACGTGGATCGCTTCAGCGGCGACACGTGCCGCAGCCCGTAGCCCTCTCGAAGCGGCTCGGGCAACCACGGCGGCTGCATGATCAATGCCATTACCGAACCTTCCTTCCAACGTTGTGGGTGGCGCGCATGGTGCGAGAGATGCCCGTACCGCGCGCCATGTCGGCGCTGATCTGGCTCTTGGCCTCCGACACCGCGCGGCGCACAGTCAAATCCAGCATCTGACGCTCGCGCTCGGACGTGCTGCCGTTGACCTCAAAGTTCATGTGGAACTGATCGCCCTGGCTGCCGCCGTTGCCGGTATCGCGGTTGACCCGGTCCAAGGTCGCGTCCAGCTTCGCGCTGGTCGAGGCCGTGGTGACGCGCTCGCCCTTCTGCAGCAGCCAAGTGCCGGTCTCAGGAACTGCGTCTATGCCGTCGTGCGCCATGCCTGACAGCCCGGACGAGGCGGCTACCGCAGCGACGTAAGGGGCGGTAGCCGCCAGAGCGGCAGCGGCCGCAGCGGGTGCCGCGATGGGTCCGGTGATCGGAATCGCTGCAGTTGATGCGTAGGCCGCGATCGCTGCCTGGGCAGACATCGCGACCGCATTGCCAGTGAGGGCGGCCGTCGATGATTGACTGGTGGTTTCCCCCACCAACCTCTGCGTCGCTTGATACACCAGCCACTGCGCCGCCATCCGCGAGAGGGTATTGATCACAGTGTCACCCATCGACACCACGAGGTTCTTGACCGATTCGGAAAGCGACTCGTTGCCCTTGACCAAGTCCGCAATGCTCTCGGCAACGTCACCGGTGGTGGTGTCGAGGAAGCCGGTGACAGCTTCGTATGCCTGCTGGTTGGCGTCTGCTGCCTTGGTGGCATAGTCCGCCCAGGCGTCGGACATGCCCGCCTGCCAGTTGCCACGCAGTTCGTCGAGATTCTCGTAATGCTCCTGCTGCATCCTCAACCTCTCAGCGAGGGCATCACGCAGGGTCTCCGTCTCCTTCTTATAGAGGGTTTCGGTCACATCACCGGATTGGTACTGATCGAACAGTGCCTGGCGCTGCTTCTGGTAATCGGCCTCGATCTGCAGCAGATCCTGGGCGCGCTGCCTCGCCTGAGCGCCCTGTCCCGCACCAACAAACTCAACAGACAAGGCGGCGCGCGCATTGTCGAGCGATGCTTGGGCATTTCTCGCAAACTCGGCTGCTTTGGCTGCTTCTTCTGTCGCCCGCTTGACGGCCTCCAGCTTGTCTAGCGTGGCCGCGAGCGTGCGCAAACGGTCCTGCTCCGCCGCATTCAGACCCTTCAGCGCACCGTCTGCAAGCTCAAAGTTGAGCTTCTGAAGAGCCGTGGCCTTTCCTGACTTGTCCGTGCTGCTGTCAAAAAGCTCGATCTGTCGCTTGAGATCCAAGCCTGCAGCAGCCGCAGCCTTCTGCAGCTGCTTCTGGGCCTCTGCCCTCTTTTTCGCATTCTCTGCATCTGCGGCGGCCGCAGCCGCGGCGGCGCGGGCGGCAGGATCACCTGTCACACCGGTGCCGCCGATGGCCGCCGGCGGCATTGCCGCCGCCTGGGCAGCGATCCCCTGCGCCATCTTCAGCTTGGCCTGCTCTCGCGCGATCTCCGACTGCAGACGCTTGATCGCGGTATCGGGCGTGCTCAGCAGGTCCGCAGGGATTAGCTCTTTCGCATTCAGGACGGAGAGGCCCAGAGTGCTGCGTGCCTTCTTAACCGCCTCGATGGTGTCGTTCAGCCGCTTAATGCGGTCCTCGACGCGCACGGTATCGAATGCATCCGGGCCGTTGAAGCGTGCTGCAAGCTCTTCTGCCACAAACCCGGTTGCGCTTGCAAACGTAGCCGTGAACTTGGCCAGAACTCCCATGGCCTCGATCGCGCCGGAGATGATGTTGTTGAACCCCTCGCGTACCTGCGGATCGTTCAGCGTCCCGATCAACGTGTTGACCGCATCGGTCGCACCGGCCAGGCTCCCCTCCCCACCGGTGGTGAGGTCGTTGATGGTGTTCATCAACGCCGAGAGCGCACCTCCGAAGGTATCCCGAGCAGCTGCGGCAGCGCCGCCGTAGGACTCTTCGAGGATCTCCAGAATCATGACCTGGGCCTCACCTTCCTTGCCGGCCTTGACCAGCTCGTCGATCGTCCCCCGCACCTCCTTGGTGAACGCTGCGCCGAACCCAGATTGCGCCAGCGCTGCTGCCGCCTTGCCGGGAGATTCCAAAGCGCGGCCGATGGTCTCTGCCGACTGCGACACGCTGATGCCCAAGCGCGCCGACTGGTCGATGACTGCCTGCATCGCACGCGGGATGTTCTGGCCGAGGATGCCGGAATAGGACAGCAGGCGCGTCTGGGCCTCAACAATTTCGCCACCGCTGAAGGTCGACTTTGAAGACAGCGTGTCGGCCATTTCCATCAGCTGCTTGCGCGTGTACCCAGCCGCGCCACCGGTCGATCGGATGATTGCATCGAGCTGGGCGATTTCCCGTTCTGCCGCGATGCTGTTGCGGGCGATCAGGATCACGGCCCCGGCAAGGGCGGCGCCAAGCGCTACGCCCGCCTTCTTGGCCTCGTCCTCGACCTTCTTGCGCCACTTCTCCGTCTGGCGCTCCGACTTGTCCAGGCCGGACGCGAACCCGCCGATCTCGGCGATTACATCGATAGTCAGCGTGCCGAGTGAACGTCGTGACATGTGCAGTTATCCCCAGCTGGCCATGGCCTCATCGAGGCTGATGGGCTGCTCGTCCTGGTAGCGAATGAAATCGGTGACTTTGAAAGGCGGCGTGGCCGTGCCGCGCTTGCTGTTGGCGAACAGGCTGGCCAGCACGCCGGTGTTCCAGTCGGCTCGCGCCATCGGGTTGAGGCCTCCATGGCGCCCCCGATACGCGGCCCAGAGCGACACCTCGCGAGTGCTGAGGCATTCCTTCGCCTCAGCGATGGTTGCGCCGCCGATGCCGTTCAGCACCAGCTCGCACCAGAACTCGTCTTCCGGTGTTAGCTCGTAGCTTTTCCCAGCGAGTTCACCTCGCCGATCGCGCCCAGCAGTGCCAGGGTCAAGGCGCCGTCCAGCGCACCGCGGTCAGCACTCGAGGTGCCGGTGATGTCGGCCACGGTGAACACCGGCTTGCCGGTCTCGTCGCAGATCGACGCCGCGATGCGCCCGGCCACACTGTCTTCCCGGCCGCCGGCGGCCAGGACGTCGGATACCGCCGACTGGAAGCCGAGGGGGCGGACGTACACCGTGGCGGTGAACTCCTGATCGCCTTGGTGCCAGGAGATGTCCTTCTGCACCGGTCGGCCGGTGAATGCCCCGGCCTGGCGAAATGCAGCGATGGAGAGCGCGACCGCCTTCGGCAGACGCTGGGTCGGGTCTTCGCTGGCCTGGCGCTTGCCGGCCGTCTTTCGAGCGGGCTTCACGGGGCCACCGCCTTACGCACCCACACGCCAGCGCCGGAGCGCTGCAGGCTCGCTGCGGTGCTCACCACTGCATTGGCCTGGAAGTCGAACGGGAAGTCCGCGACATAGCCCTGGAAGGTGTACCAGGTACGGGTGGCCGGCAGGACCATCTCGGGCTCGGTGTTGCGCACGGCCGTCGCCGCCGCGCCGC